AAGGATCTTGACAAGAATGATCCAGGAGCACTATTTGCTTGGGTCATGGACGCATTGATGCTTGGTATTGGTGTAGGGTTTGATACAGTAGGACAGGAAAAGGGTTTTCAAATCTCTTCCCCTACAGAGCCATCAGTGATCTTTGATATTCCAGACACTCGTGAAGGATGGGTAGAGTCAGTTCGACTTCTTCTAAACTCTTACCTACGTACAAATCAACCAATCCAGAAGTTCAACTATGATCTTATCCGTCCTCTAGGAGCACCCATTAAAGGCTTTGGAGGGGTCGCTAGCGGTCCAGCACCACTGATTCAATTACATACACAGATAGACAAGGTAATCGGCGGTAGAGCAGGAGAAACCCTAGATAGCCGTGCTATTACTGACATTATTAATCTTATCGGAACATGCGTTGTATCAGGAAATGTTCGTCGTTCTGCAACTCTAGCATTAGGAGCAGCAGGTGATGAAGACTTTATTAATCTTAAAAATGCTGAAGTGTTTCCAGACAGAAACTCATTTGACCCAGAAAATCCAGGATGGGCATGGATGTCAAACAATTCAATTTCTGCAACAGTTGGAATGGAGTATGAAAAGTATACTGATCTAATTGTTAACAATGGAGAGCCAGGGTTTATTTGGCTTGATGTTGCTCGTAACTATGGTCGACTTGCAGATCCTGCAGATGGAAAAGACTATCGTGTTATGGGCTTTAATCCTTGTGCGGAGCAGCCATTGGAATCTTACGAATTATGTACACTTGTAGAAGTGCATCTAAATCGTCATGAATCCAAGGAGGACTTCCTCAAGACATTAAAGTTTGCATATCTATATGGAAAGACTGTAACGCTTCTTCCAACTCATTGGCCACAAACAAACGGTATCATGCAGCGTAATCGTCGCATTGGAACATCTCTTACTGGTATTGCGTCATTTGCAGACCAAAAGGGATTGCCAGCAGTTCGTGAATGGATGGATGAAGGCTACAACAAGATCCGTCATTATGATCATCAGTATTCTGAATGGTTATGCGTTCGTGAATCAATTCGTGTAACAACAGTTAAGCCTTCAGGTTCTGTATCAATTCTTTCTGGCGCAACACCTGGTGTTCACTGGGGACCTGGTGGAGAATTCTATCTTCGTGCTATTCGTTTTGGAAATACAGATCCAATGCTTCATCTATTTAAAGCAGCAGACTATAAGATTGAAGACGACCTTGTATCAGCAAACACCTCAGTTGTTTACTTCCCAATCAAATCAGGGCAAAAGCGTTCTGAAAAGGATGTAACACTATTTGAAAAGATTGCTCTTGCTGCCACTGCTCAAAAGTATTGGTCAGATAATGGTGTTTCTGTAACTCTGTCATTTGATAAAGAAACAGAGTCAAAGCATGTTGCTCCTGCCTTACACATGTATGAGGGTCAACTAAAAGCCGTGTCATTCCTACCTATGGGAAATCACACGTATCCGCAGCAGCCATATACTCAAATTACTGAAGAAGAGTATAATAGTTATATTGGCAAATTGAAGCACATTGACTTTGGAGCAATTTACGACGGTGTAGATAATCTAGAAGCACAAGGTGAGGCATACTGCACAACAGACTATTGCGAAATTAAGGTGAACTAATGGAAGAATTTACAAGTCAAATACATTACGTAAAAGGCTTTATGCCCAAAGACGTAGTAGATAGAATCTCGTCATATGCAAAAGATCACACATTGCTTTTTGATGAATTTGGTAATGGAGAAAAAGAGTTTACAGTTCATACATATCATGCAATTGAAAAGAATGATCCAGAACTACTGAAGGTTATGCAGGAATACGCTAACAAAGTGTATGACTTTGTAAAAGAAAAGTATGATGGACCATTTCAAGATTTTTATGAAACAAAAACTCACATAGCCAAGTTTATGCCAGGTTGGGGAATGCATGAGCACTATGATTCAAATAGGCCAAATGATATTGCTACTTTAGTTTATATCAATGATGACTATATTGGAGGAGAGATATACTTCCCCGCCTACGATATTTCATACAAGCCAGAGCCAGGAGATTTACTTTGCTTCCCAGACAATCCTAGTTTTGTGCATGGAGTTAAAGAAATCAAGGACGGGATCAGATACACAACACCACGTTGGTTTACACGGATTGTGTGATAAAATAGACTAGGAGAACCTATGTCAAACCCATCTAATCTATATGCTGAAAAAGTTTATTCAGAACACCCAACTCTTTTGTGGGCCCTGGATGACACTTGCGACTATTTATCTTTATTGACTTCTTCTACATCAGACTTATCAACATGGACAGAAACTAATGGGTCTGTATCTGTTATATCAAGCGATCCTTCTCAGCCTTTTATAGAAAGTTCTTTATTTGAGATTTCTGGAGTTCCATCAGAAGAGACTATTCAGTATACAACTTTGATTAGCCCTGACATTATAAATATGACAGAGTTAAATGATGCTCTAGACTCTTTTGCTTTTGGTCTCAATATTTTTTCTTCAGGTTCACACCTATATTCTGTGTCTTTGGGTTATGAGTATGATGAAGTTTCAAGTGGTAATACAATCCAAAGACTTAAAGACTATTCAATAAACTTATCTGATAAATGGATATTTTTATCTGAGACATTCTTGAATCCAAATCAAAACACTACTATGAGACTTGTTATTAAAATTGGATATTCTCCAAGTCCAGATGGACCAGAAGATTATAAGTTTTTGCTTAACGGAATTAATCTTGGACAATGGTCAGAGGAGTTTATTTCTAGTTCTTCTGGTTTGACAGACTTGGCTGACTTGCCATCTTCAATTGCTTTAGAGACTTGCAAGGTTGTAAGTGCAGAAGCCTATGGACTTTCTTCTGGCAACGGTTATTATTTATCAAAATCAAATGCTCTTTTAGCAAGAAACTTTGGAGTTCCTCTTGTTTATGGAGCATTAAATTCTACAGTGCTTTCTCCAAATGTGAATATTGATGGAAGTCCAAAACCATCTTTAATTGTTCCAGGTATTGGATTCATGAATGAAAGTGGAAGATACAAAGAGTATACTGTAGAATTTTGGACAAGAGCAACCTCAGACTCTGCAAAGGCAAAAAGAATATTTGGGCCAATTGCTAGTTCCGATGGACTATACGTTGATGGCGCTTTCCTAACCCTTTCTATTGGTGATCAATTTGATTCTAAGTATGTTGGTGAGTGGGGAAGACCAATGTTGATTCAGGTTACTTACTATGATAATAAGATGGGCGTAATGCTTAACGGTGAGTCTGTAATCTCTTTAAATATAGATACATCCACTCTTGAACTTCCTGCAAAGTTAAATTCAAGTGGAAAGGATCAAGATTGGTTAGGGTTTTATTCTTATGAAGATGTTTATCCACTGGAGGTAGACTGTATTGCCATATATCCATACAATGTTCCAGAGGTAGTAGCAAAAAGAAGATGGACTTATGGTCAGGCAGTAACTTCTACTGAAAGAATTAATAATCAATACAATGGAACTTCTGCGTTTATAGATTATGCTTTTGCCAATTATGATGCAAACTATAAGTACCCACAAATGGGATCTTGGAGCCAGGGAACATTCGACAATCTTGTGTCTGATGGACTGTTCTTGTCAACTCCTTCATATTCTCTTCCAGATTACTATTTTGTAGATGCAACTATTGAAGACTTGTATGAAAACAATAAAAATCTTCAGCCAGTAAATGGCGAGGCAAATGGATCAGAAACAAAGACTTTTATTTCATTGAGTGAAGGAAATAGTATTAATGGATACCTAAAGTTTAATAACCTTGGAATTTTGACAGAAAGACTAAAGGGAGTTTTTGGAGTATTTAAAGTAAATGATGTTCCTACAGAAGAAGAGACTCTTTTTGTATTTGAAAACAGAATAAATCTAGACACATTCAAGATATCTGTGCTCAACCAAAACATAGTCTATAAGATTAAAGTAAACGGTGCAGAGAGTATAGTAAAAACTGTTCCTTATATTGCTGATGACATCTTTGCTGCTGGATTTGACATAGATGGAATATCTGAGTTCTTTGGACAAGACGTGGCTACCTTCTTTGGCAATCTTTCCCTAATCACTCTATATGCTTTAAATGACAAAACTCTAGAGTCAAAGTTTAACGGTAACCTATACAGAATATCTTTTTCATCTCCAAGAAACTTTACATCAATATCAAACCACTTTGGCCTAGATGGAATTGTTTTTGAGCATGGGAATATGGTAGATCATATTGCAAGTTACACACTAATACCAACACTAGAGTATGAAAAGTTTTATTTAGATGTTGCAGTTTCTGGTTATTGGGAAGACTATATTCCACTTTCTTATTTTGCAAAATATATTAAAGATGCCTCTGGTAAGGATAGGTACGACCTTGACTTTATTCAGTTTAACATAGACTACCCATCTCCATCGGTATTTAAAACAGTCAATGAAGTTAACAGTTGGACCTATAGAGAGTTGAACGAGCAGTTTGCTGATCCAGTTCAACAAACCTATGAGGTGCTAGATAACTCACTTTATACTGGATACCAAGATTACGATGATCTTGCCAAGAATAGATCTTTATTAAACTATGAATACAACACTGCAGATTCTATTGTTAGATCTTATATTTCTTTTCAATTTATTGCAAATGGTGCAAACAAATTTTATACAGACTTTACCAACACTGCTCCTGCTCTTAGAGCGGGAATTATAGATATACAGGATAGCCTTGAGTGGCAGAACACTAAGTATGAGGTTGTTAATGACACAATCGTTTATCCTCCAAAGAGTGTTGACTTTAATGACTTGGCACTTGTTACCCACCTTGAGTTTAAGCATAGAGGAATTCTTGGAAAGCAAGTAAAACTAAGATCTTTAGAATTTGCATCACAGTCATTAAATGAGTCATCTGCAAATCCAATTGGAACTAAGTTTGGTACAGACATTTTCCCATATACAAAGTCTGGAATCTACTATGACTACAAGTCAAAAAATCCAATCAGCATCTATAAGAAGAGTACTCCCTATCTATACTTGACAAGGTATAGTGGAGTGCAGGTTCGTGGTGATTTTGATCCATTTGTCAACAGGGGTATTAGTATACCGATTAACTCCAATAAGACAGAAGAGTATAGAGTAAACTCTATGCAACTTGCTTTACGATATGATAATAATTCATTTCCAGTAACTCCATATGAGATCTTTGAAATCAAAGATTCTGAGTCTACTATTAAATTCTTTATGGTTGCTAATAGTCCTTCTGGAGATAGAGCAAAAATTTATGCAGTCAATGCACAAACAGGTAAAATACAAGATGGTATTTCTTATTACATAAATGGACAGTTAGTCTCTTATCCAGTAATTACAATTAAGCAGTGGGCGTTCTTGGGTATATCTTTTGGTTTGCCACTTTCATTTTCTGGATATTCTGGCTACATTAACCTAAATGGCTCAATGCTATTTAATCATATTTCCTACTATCAGATGACAAGTTTACAGCAAAAGCAAAGTTTTTCTTATAGAATTTGGGACGAAGTTATGGAGCAGTATGTTCCAGGAGACCCAACGCCAATACCGTATCAGTGGGAAACCTGGAATGCAGGATATATCTGGTTCTCTGTTTTAGTTAGATCATCGTCATTTTCATATGGAATTACACCAGGAGACATATATAGAACATATATTGGAACAAATAAGATAATTGTTGATAGTGAAAAGACTTTTAGGCTTGCCAATGATCCAGTTTCTGTATATACGGGAACATCTTGGAAGCAGTATATCGCTTCTCCACTCTAATATGGTATACTTATGGTTATGAATATGGAAAATCCAAAGAAAAAGCGCAAGCCATTGCCTAAGATGAAGGGGCAAATTGGCGACTCAAAGGTAAAGGTTATTGAAAAACACTATGAGTGGGGCCTATACGTTTACAAAAAGGCTAATGGAAAATGGTTTACTGACGGTACAGGGTCAATCTTAAATATCGAGTCTATGAAAGGTGACATCTTACAGATTTCAAAACTTAAAGAGGCTGCAAAGTATTATGGAGATGAAGGGGATGGAGAATGCATCTTCGTTCCAGGATTAACCAGAATCTCTGAAGAAGAGTACTCTGAGCAAAAGCAAAGATTATCAGAGGGTCTTATTCCTTCTATGAATGACCTTGGTGCAGTTCAAGCAGCCAAGGATACTATAGCGAAATATGGAAGTGATGACTAATGAGCGATGAAAGAGAATATAGAATTGGCGCAAGAATTGACGATCTGCCAAAGGTAGACGACACATTTCAAAAACAAGATCCATTTACTAAAAGTTGGGACGAGTTAAAAAATCTTAACGGACTGGACAATAACTTTAAAAGACGTGCCTCAAGAATTGTAAAAGCAGAAGCACCACAATCCTATATCGATAGTTCTCTTGCAGTTAGTTCTGGAATCAATGGAGCAAAGTCAAAAGAAATTAACCCAGGAGTAATCTATCATAATGCCTATGGTCTTTTTGATGTAATCACACCACCATGGAATTTATACGAACTTGCAAATTTCTATGACACATCTTTTGCAAACCATGCTGCCATTGATGCGAAGGTAGAAAACATTGTAGGGCTAGGATATGATTTTGAGATATCCCCAAGAACATTACTAAAGTTAGAGACTGCAGAAAAGGGAACAGCAGAGAAAGCAAGAAAAAGAATTGAAAGAGCAAAGATTGAAGTCCGTGATTGGCTAGAAAGTTTGAACAGCGATGACTCTTTTACTTCATCGATGGAAAAGGTTTACACAGATCTTCAGGCTACTGGAAATGGATATTTAGAAGTTGGAAGAACTACTCGTGGTGAGATTGGCTACGTTGGACACATTCCTGCAACCACAATTAGAGTCAGAAGACTGAGAGATGGATTTGTTCAAGTAATTGGAAATAAGGTTGTTTACTTTAGAAATTTTGGTGCAACAAATAATAACCCACTTGGAACAGATGGAAGACCAAATGAAATTATTCACTTTAAGTCTTACTCTCCACTAAACACTTTTTATGGTGTTCCTGATATTATTTCTGCTATTAACTCTTTGTATGGAGACTCTTTAGCATCACAATATAATATCGACTTTTTTAGTAATAAGGCTGTGCCAAGATATGTGGTTACACTAAAGGGTGCAAAGTTATCTGCAGATGCAGAAGACAAGATGTTCAGATTCTTGCAAACTGGCCTTAAGGGGCAAAACCATAGAACACTCTATATTCCTCTACCTGCTGACTCAGATACAAACAAGGTTGAGTTTAAGATGGAGCCAATCGAAAATGGAATTCAAGAAGGATCATTTAAGGAATACCGCAAGCAAAACCGTGATGATATTTTAGTTGCACATCAGGTTCCATTGTCTAAACTAGGCGGGGGAGATTCAGGATCCATCGCAGCAGCGCTAGCACAAGATAGAACATTTAAAGAGCAGGTTGCAAGACCATCTCAAAGACAACTAGAAAAGATGATCAATAAGGTTATCCGTGAAAGAACAGACATCCTTGAGTTTAAGTTCAACGAGTTAACCTTGACAGATGAGATTGCTCAATCACAAATTCTTGAAAGATACGTAAAGAATCAGATCATGCTTCCTAATGAGGCTCGTTCTGCACTTGGTATGCCACAAAGAGAAGGTGGAGATGAGCCACTAGACATGAAGCCTCAGCAAGCAGCAGAGGCAACAACTACTCGTGCACGTGATGCAGAAAGAGCAAATAATAATTCAGATAGCACATCAACTGTTGCTGGAAGAAATCCAAAGGGCGAAGGAAGAAAGTTTGATGAAGAGCCCGATATGTCCATATTGTGATATAATTGTAAAAAGGGGTTTATAATATAATGGTGAGCAATATAACTAAAGCCCATTGGAATTCAGATGGGGAGAATTTGCGTCTTTCTATGCCACTTACAAAAGTGGACAAAGACCGTCGAATCGTTTCTGGTTTTGCATCTTTAGATAATGTGGACAAGCAGGATGACATTGTTACTGCTGAAGCCTCTATGGATGCCTTTGCTCGTTTCCGTGGCAACATCAGAGAAATGCACCAGCCATCAGCAGTAGGAAAGATGGTCTCATTTAAAGAAGATAAATATTTTGATCCAGAAACAAAGACAATGTACAAGGGTGTTTTTGTGTCTGCATATATTTCAAAGGGCGCACAAGATGCATGGGAAAAGGTTCTTGATGGAACCTATACAGGTTTTTCTATTGGCGGAAGAATGAATAAGTGGGATGACGCTTATGATGAGAAGTCAGATAAGTCAATTAGAGTTATTAAGGAATATGATTTGGTAGAGTTGAGTCTTGTAGATTCACCAGCAAATCAGTTCGCAAACATTGTATCTGTTGAAAAGGTAGACGGAGTAAGTGTTGTAAAGGGTGACGAAACAGTTTTAGAAAATGTATTTTGGGATAAAGAGTCTGGACTGGTAATGGTTTCAGAAAATGAAGCAGAAGCAAGCCCAACCACAGGAGAGCCAATGGCTAACATAGGGTTCGTTGAAAAAACGGATATTGACAAAACAAATATGATAAAGTTCTTAGTTGATAGTGCTAAAGGCATTAATACTTCTAAGATGAACAAGGAGGAAAACCTTATGGCAAAAGCAACAAAGCAGGCAGAAGAAATCGTAGAGAAGACTGATGTCGTAGTTGAAGATGTACAGGTCGCTCCAGAGGCAGATGCGAAAGCAGATGTAGTAGAGACTGCAGTAGAAGAAGTTTCAACAGAGAAGGCAGCAATGCCAGCATCTGGTGAGGCAGAAACTGATGAAGAGACTACTGCTGAAACTCCAGCAGATGAAGAGGCAGAGGCTAAGAAGCCAATGGCTCCTAAGTCAGATGATGTAACTACTGAAGTAGTTCCAGAAACAACTGACGGTCTTGAAAAAGCCTTTAGCGATCTAGTATTAACAGTTAAATCTTTGCAGGCAGAAGTAGAACTTCTAAAGTCTTCAAAGGTAGATGTTGAAACAGCAAAAAGTTCATTTGACGCAGTAGCAAAAGATATTGCAGCAGCATCAAGTGAATTCAAAGAGTTTGGTAAGCGAGTAGATGCAATTGAAGCAGACACTGCTTTCCGAAAGTCTGGCGATCTCGGCGAGATTGTACAGGATCAACCTGAGATGGTTGAAAAATCCCTATGGGGCGGTAGTTTCCTCAAAACAGCCGATCTATTCATTTAGAAAAAATCACAGGAGGTGACAATATGTCGGAACAAAATATAGAAAAGAACCAGCCAGGTACCTCAGGTAACCTTGGCGGAACAGCACCAGGACTCTATCAGGGTCAGGGAGCATTTGCATCAGGTTCAGATGCAGGAGTTAACGTACCAGGTAACTACACTGACGGTGGTGTATTGGGTAATATCCCAACTTCACTTAACGGAGTTACAACAGGTCCAAACGCAGTAAACCCTTCAGGTGAGGCTGGATCAGGTATCCTACGCCCAGAGCAAGCACGTCGTTTTATCGACTACGTGTGGGATGCTACAACCCTCGCCCAAGATGGCCGTCGTGTTACTATGAGAGCCAATACAATGGAACTCGAAAAGGTAAACGTCGGAGAGCGTGTAATTCGTGCAGCAGCGCAAGCAGTTGGAGATTACACAAATGCAGGAGCAACATTCTCAAAGGTTGAATTGACTACAAAGAAGATTCGTCTTGACTGGGAAGTTGCTGCTGAAGCACTAGAAGATAACATCGAAGGTGCACAACTAGAAGATCACATTGTCCGTTTGATGACAAATGCTTTTGGTAATGATATCGAAGACCTAGCCATTAATGGTTTGGGTTCAGGTAGCGACGCATTCCTTGGAATCATGGAAGGCTTCGTAAACCGTGTAAAGACAGACGGAGATGCTCACGAGTCAGTTGTAACAGTCACTAATGACGCTTGGACAACAGACGTAATGCAGAACATCATCACAGCAATGCCACGTAAGTATCGTGCTATCAAGTCTAACTTGAAGTTCTATGCTGGTACAGATGCATTCCAGGGAATCGTTAAGAATAACGGAACTCTTGCAGATGCAGTTGCTGAGGCATTCGCATCACAGGCTGGCGGAACACCGCTAAATCGTCAAGCATACCTTGACGGTGGAGCACAGACATTCGGTGGAGCACGTACAACACGTGTTCTAGGTGTCGATGTTCAGGAAGTTCCATACTATCCTGCAGGATATGTCGATTTGACATTCCCACAGAACCGTGTATGGGGATTCCAGCGTGATATCACTGTAAACCGTGAATACAAGCCAAAGAAGGACACTGTAGAATACACAGTCTTCGTTCGCTTCGGTATTCAGTGGGAAGAGCAGGATGCAATCGCATTCGCTGACGCTGCATCAGATTCATAATCTGTAATCAGTACCTTTATGGGGGGCGGGGGTTAACTCTCCTGCCCCCTTTAATAATTTATAATGATATAATACTATTCAGGAGGTAATACAATGGAAAATAATTTCAATAATGAAGAAACTCCCAAGGCTGAAGAGTCTGCAATCAAAGCACCAGAGGTTGTAGAAGATACAGTTGTTGAGGAAGAAGTAAAGCCAGAGCCAATTGTAGAAGAAAAGGTTGAGGATGTCATTAAGGCACCTGCCTACTCTGCACCAGTTGAGCAAGTTCCAGCACTAGCACCAGTTGCTAACGGTGCCATTGGAACAGGAACAGCAGACAAGCCAGCAAAAAAGGTGTCTGCTCCAAAGCAAGACAAAGAAAAGACAGTAGCCATTAAGTCAACCAAGAATGTAACTTGGATTGGTGTAGGCAAGATTGCCAAGGGAATCAACATTGTTTCCGAGGCAGCAGCAGCAGAATGGCTTACCCGTGATCACGTAACTAAGGTAGAAGCAGAAGAAGTTGCGAAGGAATTCGGTAAGTAAAAAATGGAGGTCTTGAGAGTTCCACCTTATCCCCTTGTACCAGTATGGACAGTTTCATCAGTAAACTCACCATACACAATGTACATTGAGGATCTGGTGGATCACTCAGTAGAAGTTTTAGAGTTGACCTCTACAGCAACTGGTCAAGTATCCTATACTTTTCCAATTGAAAAAGCACAATACGATAGAAAGTTTTTTGTTAAGATTGTTGATAGCGATGGACATAGTGAGATTGAAGAAAACTTAGACATTCTAAGACCCTACATTGACCCTAAAAAATTGGGAACATCAGCAACAGAGATTCAGGAATACAAGGTTTTAGAACTTTTAGCAAGATCAATTATTGATAACATAATCCCTAGTGGCTTTTATAATACAAAAAGCATTTTACAAGGTGTAGGAAACAATACAGACTACTTCCCAGTGTGGAAAGAAACAAATAAAATTTTAAAGGTTTATGAAAATAACGTTTTGGTTTATGACGCTTCACTAGACACAAATGAATATCTATATTCGTTGACACTAGATAACTCAGCAATACAAAGAGATTTTGCTGGAGGATATAACCGTGCAGAGTCTGCAGTAATGCAAGTTCCATCTGCACAAGGAGACATTGCTTACTATGGCTTTGGTGGAGTTGCATTTCCATCAGGAGCAGACTACACATTTGTTTTAGATACTGGCTATAAGGCAGTTCCAGCAGACATTGAGCAAGCAACAAGAATCTTGATTGAAGATATCAAGTGTGGAAATCTAGATTACTACAAGAGATTTACCAAGAACTATCAAACAGATCAGTTTAAGGTTGAGTTTTCAGAAAAACTATTTAGCGGTACTGGAAACCTTATTGTTGATAAAATTTTAGATAAGTATGCAAATACAATATTACGACCAGGGTTGATATAATGTCATGCGATTCACCATCAGCAATATACCCAATGTTGGTTGATATATATTATGCTGGTGTAAGTCAAGGAACCTATGGCAATGTAAAGAAGCAGTGGATGTTTTCAAAATCAGTTCCATGCTATTTTGCTCATGCAGGGCTAAAGAATAAAGAAGAGTTTAGAACAAACACTGTTGCCATTACTCAGGACACCACACTGCTTGGAAGAACAGCCTCAGACATAAGATTCTCCGAATTAGGAGATAGCACATCTAGCAACAATGTGCTTCTTACAAATATTCGTGATTCTTCAGGAGTGCCAATTTATGTTGAGCCAGCAGGAGAAAGAGTTGGAAAGTCAACACTGTTTGAAATAGCCTCTGTTGCACCAACCATTGGATTGTTTGGAAAAGTAGAATACTACAAGATCGTACTTCGTAGATCTGATAATCAGGCGGTAGACCTATAATGATAAAGTTTAACTCAAAGCAGTTTAAGATTGATCTAACTAATGTAATAGAATACTCTGTTGGATTTCTAGATGGCATTCATGCAGGTAAGAAGGTATTTTTAAATAACCTTGGCAAAGAGTCCGTAGAAGTTATTAAGCAGTTCGTTGATTCAAACGCAAAGGCAGATCCAGCCATGCTCGCACATGTATACGAATGGTATCAAGTTGGTAGCCCAGATGCAAGATTATATGACATAAACTATACTGTTAGTAATCTTGGGCTGTCTTTCCTATCAACATTTAAGCAATCTTCAACTATAAAAGATGGATCACGAGAGCCTTTTTATAATAAAGCAAGAATTATGGAAGAAGGAATTCCTGTTGTAATTAGACCAAAGGTTGCCACGACATTAGTATTTGAACAAGATGGTGAAACAATTTTTACTAAAAATGCAGTAAAGGTAGATAATCCTGGAGGAGTAGAAGCACAGGGGGGATTTCAAAAAATAATGGACATCATATTTAGTCAGTATTTCTCCCAAGCACTCCTAAGAACAACAGGGCTTGACCTATATCTAAAAAATCCTAGAGTATATAAAACCAATATGGCAGCAGGCAAAAGGTCTGGAAGATCTGCAGGTTATTCAACAGGGTTTAAGTGGATTGCAAATGCGGGGGTCGTAAATGGCTAATATATATCATCCTCCGTCATTGATCAATGCCTATTTAGCAGCAAAGGTTAATCCCAACTTTAATACACCAACGACTCTAAGGTTTTTTCCAACTAGTCCAACATCTATTGATACTTTGACTGAAACATTCCCAGATGGTGGAGGAACTTTCGCAGTTTATGACAGAATGCTTCGCATGCGTAGACAGCCGTTTCCTCATATCAAATGTGAGCAAGTTTTATATTATTTTTATGCATTTGGAGAAAACTCTATTGATAGCATGGTCAAGATTACGGCAGATGTAGAAGATCTTCTTAATAATGGAGATGAGTCAGCAGAAGACCTAAATAAGTGGGCAAGAGAAAACACTGGCTTATGGTCAGATGCAACCCTACCTATTCAGTTCCATAACTTCAAGGTATACCAATTACAGGAGACCAGAGACATTATTGACTTTGGTACAGCAAGAACCTACGCAGGAAATAAGATCATAGTCGATTTTGACTGGCACAAAGGCTAGCAAAAAGGCTGTTATAATTGTAAGTGAGGAAACACGCCTACAATTTCATATAGTAAACTAAAGAAAAAGAGGTGGAATAAATGGCTTATACACGTGGCTCGTCCAATAACATCATCGTGGGAGCAGCAGCGCTGTTCACATACGGTGATTCATTATCAGGACAAATCGGAGATGTCTCAGGATCTCTCCCAGGATTTGAAGCAGGACTATCTTATAAGGATACACTAGCAGATGATACTGATTATACAAACGTAGGATATACCAGCAATGGTATTGAACTTACATTCCAGCCTGACTTCGGTGAAGTTCAGGTTGACCAGGTACTTGACGTTGCTCGTCTTTTCAAGCAAGGTATGCAGGTATCACTTAAGACTTCATTCGCTGAGGCAACACTAGAAAACCTTTTGGTTTCAGTTGCAGCACAGGATGAGGATCTTTCAGATCTAGCAACAGCAACAGGAATTGGTGCAGGAAGTCAGTCTTTCGACATCAACTCAGGAGAACTAGGAGAAGTTCCATTGGAGCGAGGAATCGTTGCAGTAGGACCAGGAACTGGAGATCCAGCAATTAACAAGGAGCGTATCTACATCGGATATCGTGCACTCTCAATCGAGAGCGTAACTGCATCTGCTAAGCGTGATGCTGCTTCTATGTTCGACGTAACTTTCCGTATGCTTCCATTGGATAATGGTATGTATGGTAAGATCGTTGACCGCAGAATTGCATAATTAATTTATTTAATTAATCGAGAACTGCCCTTTCTTTTGATTGGGCAGTTTTCTTTTGCTATAATGGTTTAATGGCTACTAAAATATATCAAGAGCATCCTATAACATTTTTTGATGGAACCACTGTAATGATCTCCCCATTAAAGATTAAATATCTACATCAAGTAATGGAGGTATTTCTTTCTGTTAAAAAAGCCAAAAATGATTTAGAGGCTATAGCGGTAATGACAGAATGTACAAGACTAGCAATGCAGCAGTACTGCCCACGACTTTCACATTCTATTGAAGAGTTAGAGGATGAGATAGACCTGCCAATAATTTATAAGATTCTTGATATTGGTGCTGGTATTAAGATTGATCAAAATAAAGAAGAGCCAGTCAAAGATCAGGCAACAGATAATGGAGACACTTGGGATAGCCTAGACTTACTAAAACTAGAGTCTGAAGCCTTCATACTTGGGGCATGGAAGAATTACGAAGACTTAGAACTATCTATATCAATGCCAGAACTATTACAGATTATCTCTATGAGAAGAGAACTAGATCATATGGAGAAAAAGTTCTTAGCAGCAATCCAGGGTGTTGATATAGACAAGGACAAAAATGATGATGCATGGGAAGAAATGAAAAATAGAGTTCTGTATAAGGGCAAGGGAAGCAATGATATAACAAATCTATCTGGAAAGCGTGCAATGGAGGCTGGATTTGGAATAGGAAATGGTCTAGACTACGAAGAAATAACTGCGTAAAAAACACGCTTGTTTATGCTATAATTGATACAACCTTACAAGGAGGAAAAATGGCAACAACAGTCCATGAAGAAAAGACAGTAACGCTAATTGATGGCACAAAGATCAAGGTGCGTCCACTAAAGATCTCTCTACTTCGTCCGTTTATGAAGAAGTTTGAGGGAGTAGCAGCAGTAGCAGAAGATAACGAAAAGTCAATGAACATTCTGATGGAATGTATTCAAATTGCAATGAAGCAGTACAAGCCAGAACTCGCAGAAGATTTGGCAGCATTGGAAGATAATATGGATCTCCCAACTGTGTACAAGATTATTGAAGAGGCATCTGGAGTTAACCTTTCAGATACACCAGTTCTCAATACTCTTCCATAAATAAAACTATAAAGAGGTAATAATGAATGGCTGATATTCAGTCCAATATTGTAGTCAATATTGATACATCTGCAGCACTTGCAGAACTCAAAGCGCTACAACGCCAGATATCAGCCTTTCATTCCACCATGGCAAAAGGTGGCGCTGCAAGCGCTGCCGTATCTGCCAATATGCAACAAAACCTTGCAAACACAATTAACTCCAGTGGCAAATTTCATGCCGAAATGGTTCGTGTAAGATCTACAACAGAATCCTTTAACACAGCACTTGCTAAAAATCAACTCTCAATGAAAGAGTATTTTAGATATGCTGGAGCAGCATCTAAAACATTCGGTAGACTATTTAAGCAAGAGCATGAAACAATCAACAAGGTTGCAAGAGAAAATGTAAAGACTCTTCAGACTCAGTATATTAAGATGGGTCGAGATGCATCTGGATCTTTAAAGGCTATGTCTGTACGTCCACTAACACTGGACATGAAAAACCTACAAACACAGGTTGCAATTGCTGCACAGAAACAAGCATTACTAAATCAACTTTTAAGACAGGGTTCTACAAACCTTCTTAACTTTGGTAAGAATACTCAGTGGGCTGGTCGTCAGTTGATGGTTGGTTTTACAGTTCCTCTAATGTACTTTGGTGCAGCAGCAGGAAAAGTATTTATGCAACTAGAAGAACAAGCAATTAAGTTTAAACGTGTTTATGGAGATTTATTTACTACATCTTCTGAGGCTGCTAAAGCACTAAAAGATGTTCAACTGCTTGCTAATGAATTTACAAAGTATGGTATAGCCGTAGCAGATACAATGAAGATGGCAGCAGACGTTGCAGCAACTGGTAAAGTTGGAGCAGACCTTATGTCTCAGGTTGCAAGCGCAACAAAACTTGCAATTCTTGGAAACATTGATCAAGAGAAATCTCTTGAAACTATTATTTCTCTTACATCTACATTTGGTATTGCTTCTAATGATTTAGCAAAAAATATTGACTTTCTAAATGCTGTAGAAAACCAGACGCTTTTAAATATTGATGACCTAACAACTGCAATTCCAAAAGCAGCACCAGTAATTCAGCAACTTGGTGGAGATGTACAAGACCTTGCATTCTTCATGGCAGCAATGAAGGAAGGTGGAATCAACGCTTCAGAAGGTGCTAACGCACTCAAGTCTGGTCTTGCGTCTATGATTAATCCATCTGCCAAAGCCAGCGCATTTCTTGCAAACCTTGGCATAAACCTTAAAGGAATTGTTGAAGCAAATCAGGGAGATGTTAAGTCAACAGTAATTAACTTTGCACAAGCACTTGATACTTTAGATCCACTTAACCGTGCACGTGCAATTGAACAACTATTTGGTAAGTTCCAGTTTGCTCGTATTTCTACACTGTTCCAGAATGTAGTTAAAGAAGGAACACAAGCACAAACAGTATTGGGCTTAACAAAAGCCACAACAGAAGAACTTGCAATTTTGTCTGAACGAGAATTAGCAAAAGTTTCAGACTCTCCAATGTTTAAGTTTAAAAAGCAGATAGAAGATCTTAAAGTTGCAATTGCACCAATTGGTGGAGAGTTCTTAAAAGCACTTACTCCAGTAATTAAATTCTTTGGTGGAATATTTGAAAGATTTAATGACTTATCAGAGGGTGCTAAAAAGTTTGTTGTTATTTTCACAACAGTAGTTGCTGGTATTGGTCCAATCCTTCTGATGTCATTTGGTTTGCTGGCAAACGGTGTTGCAAATATTATTAAAATGTTTGTTGGAATTAAGTCTATATTTAATGGAGTTGGAAAATCTTCCTTAGGTTTGGGTGAGCAAACCAACTACCTAACACAACAGCAGATGGAAAATGCAGCAGTAGCAGCATCACTAGATCAGG